TAAACAGTGAAGAAATAGATATTAATAATATAGTTGTTGATATAGATAGTATACTTTATGACGTTGACTATGTTGCCGATACAACATCAACTATTTCTGAAAACTTTGAAGCACCTGATACACCAAGAACCGAACCTTCAGCATCGGACAGCGACCCTGCTTGGCAACGATTGTACGACGAAGTAGACGGAAGACACAATCTATTACACGATTACAATTCCTACAACTACATTATTACACTGGTTGCTATATCAGATGATCAAGTCAAAGATGCAAGTTCTTACAAAGGTAGAATTGTATCTGGCGGCAATATAGAAAGCAATGACTTTTACGTTATTGCAAAATCAGGTGGATTTAGAAGAGATAAATCAAGTGTATGGATGTCTAGAATTACCACAGATGCAAACGGTAATCCAGAAACACAAAGCGTGTCTCCAGGAAATTACAAGGATCTAGGTTATGAAGATATAGGTGTTAGTGCAATGGGAGAAGGTGACAGAGATAAAGATCTTTTTATTGATGACTTAATCTTTGATACTCGTCCTGGCATTAATGATATGGGACATTCTAATTTAACCACAGGTCGATTTAATGTAACAGAACCACACGGAGTGGGCGGGTTTTACAAAGAATTATGGGCCGGTGCAAGACATGCAGGACATCTTGATTACCTAGGAGCACCTTTTTTATTAGTAATAAGTTTTGTTGGAAGAAAAGTTGGAGAAGACGGAGCAGAAGTTCCAGATAGGACCACACGTTATATTCCTATTTTGTTAAAAGGTAGTCAAATGAGTGTTGATGCTTCCGGAGCAAAGTACAGTGTAGAATTTATGGGATATAATTCAGGAGGAGCAAGTGCAAGTGCGGCTTCTACGTGGGACGTAATTGAACCAAGAATTAATACTATCGAAACAGTAGAAAGTATTGCTTGCAGTGTATTTCATGCTAACACACTAGCACATCAAAAAATCATGGACGAAATGCAAGCAAGTTCAGACGATGAAACAAAAACAGAAATTGCTCGAAGAATGCAAGACCAAGATGCAATACAAGCATCAATGTCTCAAAGCGGTTTAGGAGCAAATACTCCTGTGGTAAAATATCAAGGACACAAATACTACTGTTGGTTTCCTGAGGACTTTAGTGGAGCGTTTGCTTCGCAACCAGGAAACTTTCAAAGCAGTCTTTGGGAAACACAAGTAGAAGCGATGTTAGCCCAAGGAGAAAGTTTTAGAGGAGATGTGGTTAGTATAGATGGTAATCCTAATCAAATATCTAGAGCAGGCCTTAATGACGAAATTAGTCCAGTATCAGGTGTGGCTATTGATGAGCATGAAAGAAAAGTTCAAGCAAACCAAGATGAACAAAATAGGCTTAATACAGAACTATCTACTACACAAGGTCAGTTTAATACACAAGTAGAAATTTTTAATCAAAAACGTGAACAACTTGCTAATGTAATCAAAAACTCACAAGGTGTTAGAGAAGACGACCTTGAAGCATCATTACGTTCAGATTTATTAATCAGACCAAACACTGCTGAAGCCGAAGTAAAAAGCACTGTAGATGAAGCACAAGATCAGGCAATAAATTTTGCTGTACAATTTGCTGGAGTTCCAGACGGTCCTCCAAGTGGAAGAACACCACCACAACAGCCTGGATTAACAGAAGCAGAAATAACACAAGTTATTACACTTAGAAATGAGATTAATACAGCCGCACAGCAGATCAATTCATTAAGAGGTACGATTGCTAGAGTAGAAAAGAAAATAGAAGATCTTGAAGCAGAAGCATCAACATATCCAAACCTTACATATAATATACAAAGAGGCGGATCTGCATGGTCGTTTAAAAAAGGTGTAAACCTAAAAACAGTTTTAGATATACTAGTTACTAATAGTCAATACATGCAGATATTCCAACAAGACGCTATTTTAAATCAAATTGAACAAAGTGAATATATTCCGTGGTACAATATTACAATTCACACAGTACCGATTGCATTTGACGTTTCTACAATGAGGCCAGTATATGAAATACATTATGTATTATCACCGTATAGTATACACTACAGCAAAATGCCTGGAGTTAACATAATTTTTAGCACTAAAAAATTAAGAAAACGTGCTGTTAGAGAATACAATTATATTTTTACAGGTAAAAATATTGATGTTTTAAATTTTGATATCAAGTATAATAATCTATTCACTATGCCTTTGCTATTGAGGCCACCTAATCCTGAAGCATTAGGAGCAACAACCCGCAGAGAAGAAATTGTTAATACATATCTTAGTGCTCAAGATCAAGCCATAGAACGAATTAGTACTAGGATTTCAAGTAAACTAGGTGAAACTGGTTTTACACCAGCACAGGCGGCTAGAGAAAAAGTAAACTATAGAGATATAGAAATAACAAATAGAAATAATATAGGTGTAGCACTAAAAGAATTTTTATATAATCCTCCGTTTGAACAAGCGTTGATTAGAGCACAAATAGAAATTGTTGGCGACCCGGTATATGTTATTGGTAGCGGAATTACAGAAAGACCAATTGTAGCAATAGATGACATTATTACTCGTGATGGTGAAATGAATACTTTTACTAGAGAAGCAGACATAATTTTTAAATTTCGTAATGGAGCAGATACACCAACAGCAAACGAACTAAAAAATGGCCAATATCTACAGCAACTTCAACCTGGCGATTATGATGGTCTTTATCAAGTTGTAAAAATTGAAAATAAATTTAGTGAAGGTGTTTTCACACAAACTCTTTCTACAATTAGACGTAAGAATCAAGAGCAAGATTATGAAGTAACACAACAAGAACGACAAGATAACGCCGCACGTTAAGCCGCACAAGGAGGATAAAAATGAGTTTTTATAATACAGAACCAATTGAAGCAAGTAAACCTGCTGGAGAAGAAAATTTATCTAAACATACCCAACCTAATATTTGTGCAATTCCTTCTAATGCTGATCAGTTTGTAGATCAATCAGATTCGTCAAGAGCAACAGGAACAACTTCGGTTGGAAATGGTTTTATAAGTGCAGGCAAAGCCACAGTTAAAGGTGTGACAGAGTTTGCTAGTGATGTAGGAGATGCAATTGGTAAAGTGCAGAGTGGTATTGCTCAAGCACAAGCAATAGCAACAGATCCTGTAAGTTTTGTTGCCGGACTAGCAGAAGAAGCCACAGGGTATAGCATACCTAATAGTCCACAAGGTGTTTTAGATCTATTATCAAAGTTTTCTAAACCGCCCGTTTCCAGTGACGGTAGAACAGATATATCAAAAGAAAAATCAGAAGGGGAAAGTATCATAGATGAGATTGGTGATGTTGCATCTCTAACTGCCGACGAATTAACAGGTGCTATCAGCAGTGTTGGAACTGCTATTTCACAAGTAACCAGTGCAGTAGGCGAAGTTGTTAGTCCTATAACTGAACTAGCAAGTTTAGGTGGAGTACCAGTTGATAATGTAATCAGCCAATCTGTAAATAAAGTAACATCGCCTGTACAAAGTACATTAACAAAAGTACAAAATGTAACAGACGGAACACAAGGAATAATAACATAATGTCAATGTTTTCAAGTCAACTAAAAAATGCAAGGCCGTTACGTCAACGAGAAATGGATGTCATTGCGGCAGAATCTTTTCAAAGTATTATAGTTGCAGAAGTAAGAGAAACAGGCGGCGCAGGAACATTTAGAGTTAGAGAATATGGAACTACTACAGATACAAATTTAGTAACTGTTAGACCTTTAACACCGCACGGTTCTTACAAACCTGCTACTGCTGGTGGCGATGATATAGAAAATTTTGAAGATAGCCAAACTGCAAGTGGTATGGTTGCTCCAACTCCTCAAGTAGGTACAATGGGAGTTGTAATTAGAGCCAATCAAAGTTCTACACAAGGATATTGGTTAGGAGCAATTATTCAACCAGGCCTGGGACAAACAATACCTGAACCAGCAAGAAGTGATAATGCTATAGGCAGTGATGCAGACGATTTAGCAAGTCCAGTTGGATTACCTGCAGGAGAATTAAATCGTAGTGCATACGATGGTAGAGTTCCGGAAGATAGAGCAAGACGTGCAATTCATCCTTTTGCAAGAGTTTTACAAAGACAAGGACTACTAGTTGACACAATTAGGGGACAAACTACTAGTAGTATGTTGCGTGATACAGATAGTAGAATACTTGGTTTTAATACACCTGGCGGTGTAGGCACATCACAAGATTTAACATCTAACCCTAACGCAGTTGGAGTAAATGAAAGACAACCTGTAGCATTAACTAGATTAGGCGGTCATTCGTTTACAATGGATGATGGTGATAGAGAAGGAGCAAACAATCTTGTAAGAATACGTTCAAGTAAAGGTGCACAAATACTATTTCATGATAGTGAAGAATTAGTTTATATTGCTAACCAAAACGGAACAGCATGGATAGAAATGACTGCTGATGGAAAAATTGATATGTATGCTAAAGACAGTGTAAGCATACACAGCGAAACAGATTTTAATTTCCGTGCAGACAGAGATATTAATTTTGAAGCAGGTAGAAATCTAAATCTTAAAGGAGTCAAAAGAACACAACTTGAAGGTGATAATTTAAGAGTTGTTGCAAAACTTGATGGAATTATAGATATTAGAGGAAGTCTTGATGTAACAGCAACACAAACTAGAGTTGCAGGAAATGACGTAAGTTTAAACGCTGACAACTTGAACATTGCAACTAAGTTGAATACTGAAATACGTTCAGGAGAGTTAGATTTAGTTTCGCAGTTTGGACAGAGATACAGTGCAGGTACAGGAGTTGAAATAAAAACAAATGTACTAGAAAATCAGTTATGGAATGCACAAACATATAATCCTGAAAAAGTTTATTATAAAGATAACACTGTTATTTTTGGAACAGTTTTTTACAAAGCATTACAGCAAACACTTGCTCCAAACACACCAGGAGTTCCTATTCCTCCTGCTCCAGGACTGTATTGGGAGATTATGCCTCCAGTAACACCATTAACTCAGCATGGTGATTTTAAAGTTGACACAAACATTGCAGGACCTTTACCAGGACAAATACAACTTTTTAGTAAAGATGCTGTTAAAATTACTGCTACTGAAGGTACAATTGATTTACTAGCAGTTGCACAAAATATCAATTTACAAACTCCTAAAACAGTTTATATTGATGGCAATCAAGCAGTGCATCTTAACAAGCCTGGTCCTGGTGCAATAACAGCAACACCGATACCGGTTTCAGCACTTGCTACAAACATACCATTCCCTTTCCATCCAAGTGCAGAAGGTACAGCCAATGTTGGAGAACTAGGTGTATTTGAAAATCCTACAACAGATACTTCTAGACCTTGGAATGAATCATACTATGCAGGGGAAAATCCTGTTTATAGTATTATGTTGAGAATTCCGCAACACGAACCGTGGGCTAAACACGAAGGTGCTGATAAACAAGAGACAAATACTGCCGCAACAGACAGAGAAACTGCTGGTAGGTAAAGGAGTTAAATAACAGTATGGGACAGTATAAACAAATAACACTTAAATCACAAAACAGTAATAATCCTGCTAAACAAACACGATCGCAGTTATATAGAGGCACAAGTACTGTAAACGAAAACAGTAAAAGTTTTGCTTTATACGATCAAGAACTTATCAAACAGGATATACTGAACCATTTTAACATTAAAAAAGGTGAAAAGATTTATAATCCTAACTTTGGAAGTGTAATTTGGAATACTTTATATGAACCATTAGATCGAAAAACTAGAGAGATTTTGCTTGCTGATGTTGAACAGGTAATTGCATCAGATCCTAGGGTACAGGCCAGAACCATTGACATTATCGAACGAGAGTACGGAATACAACTAAACATAGAATTAGAGTTTGTAGCCTATTCTCAGATAGAAAAAATAGTCTATACATTTGATAGAGAAAATGGTCTTAGTACTGTATAAAATAAAATACGCAGTTTATAATTTAAGGTAAATACTTGCATGGCAACTTATGACAGACAAAATTCGCTTTTAGTAAATCAAGATTGGACTAAGATCTATAGATCTTTTACTGATGCTGACTTTACATCCTATGATTTTCCTACTATTCGTAGGACTATGATTAACTATCTACGCAAAAATTATCCAGAAGATTTTAACGATTATATTGAAAGTAGTGAATATTTGGCGCTGATTGATGTTATTGCATATCTTGGCCAAAGTTTGTCATTTAGAGCAGATCTAAACGCTAGAGAAAATTTTATTGAAACTGCTCAAAAGAAAGAAAGTGTTTTAAGATTAGCAAGATTAGTTGGATACAACAACAAAAGAAATATCTGTGCAAGTGGAAATCTTAAAATTACAGGAGTTCAAACAACTGAAAACTTAAGAGACAGTTCAGGCGTAACATTAAGAAATAGATTTATTCTATGGAACGATGACTCTAATGCTAATTGGTTAGAGCAAATTATTACGATTATGAATAATACGTTTTCAGGAACAACTACATACGGAAAACCCACTGCGTCAGACACTGTAGGCGGAATTAAAACTGATGTTTATAGAATAAACACACGAACTAGCGATGTGCCTTCATTTAAATTTTCTAAATCTATTTCTGGAATTAATACACAATTTAATGTTGTCAGTGCAAGACTGTTTAATCAAAACATTAGAGAAGAAACACCCCTTCCAGGTAACAACTTAGGAATTTTATATAGAAATGATAAAAGAGGCAACAGTTCAGAAAACACTGGATTTTTCTTACACTTTAAACAAGGGGAACTTTTTACTTCAGGATTTCAAATAAATGATCCAAGTGCAAACGAAGTTATTAATTTAGATACAAATAATATTAACAATACAGATGTTTGGTTATGGCAACTAGATGCTAACGGTAACTTTGTTAGACAGTGGACTAAATTAGATAACACTATTGGTAGTAATGCAGTTTACAACTCAGTTGCTAGAGACAATAGATCTATATACACTGTAATTTCAAGAGATAATGATCAAGTTAGTTTAAATTTTGCTGATGGCAGTTTTGGAGATCTTCCAAGAGGTAATTTTAGAACTTACTATAGAGTTTCAAATGGTTTATCATATAGTATTAAACCAGCAGAATTGCAAAATATTGTAATTGATATTCCTTATATTAGTAAAAGTGGACAACAAAATACATTGACTATTCAGTGTGCATTACAAAGCACAGTCACAAATGCTTCTGCTACTGAAACAACACGTTCAATTAGACAAAATGCACCACAAGCCTATTACACACAAAATAGAATGGTAACTGGTGAAGATTACAATACTTTTCCATTAACTTCAAATCCACAAATTGTAAAAACAAAAGCAGTAAACAGAGCAAGCAGTGGAATTAGCAGACAGTACGAAATTAAAGATCCAACTGGAAAGTATTCAAGCACAAACATTATTGCTGATGATGGAATACTTTACAAAAACGATTATGAAATAGATTTTAGTTTTACTTTTAATACTAGAAATGATATTTTAGGTGCTGTACGTAATCAAATAGAACCTATTATATCAGGCATAGGAACAAAGAGTTTTTATTATGATCAGTTTCCAAGAATTCAGACTGCTGGATTAAACATTGATTGGGTGCAGTCAACTAGTGCAAGCACAAATAGC